GTCCGAGGTTGTACCACTCATGAACAGAAAGAGCTTCACAGCTTATTTCTGTCTGGCCTCTCAAAGTTACAGAATTTCCGTAACTTTGTGTTTCTAGAGAGCAAGTAACTATCTTGCGCTGCCAATCACCCGTTTGGGGCAACGAACTCGAAGATAAAGGATTCCCCTTTATCTGGTTCAAACGCTCATTAAGAAGACCTAGACATTCAGTCGAAGTCTTCAAACTTCGGAAAGAAAGACTCATTACTGAGTAACCTTCTAAACCAGAGTCCAAACGTGGAGGCGAAACCTCATCGAAATTCGATAAGATTCCGCCATCGCCAAAACCTTCCGCTATACCAACAGACCGAAGATGGTCTGGTAGCCGCGAAAGAATATGGCGCCAAGAGTTCCGAAAGCGCTTATCACAGCCGTAACCAAAGTTACGACGATGACTGAGCCGACGGATACTATTAGCCAGTTTATAAATGCTGAGCGCATGAGTGAGTTTATCCTTAAAAAAGATAGGCTTAACTGAAACACCTCTAAAAAAGTGTTCGCCACAAGATTCACGGAAACAGCCAGAAGAGAAACTCTTTTGACCATTAACGATAAATCCGAGGTAATCACAAAATCTAGAGAACAGATCGACGGACTCTGTAGGAATGATAACATCATCCCCATAGACCGAAACAACCGATAGATCACCTCCGGTAGCATTTGTGCAAACAAATGCTGCGGAGAAGAAGATCAGTGATTCAAGCTCAAATGTGAAGCCATTCCCCATTGAGGAGAACTTTTCCCATTTAATTTGAGTTTCGCCGAGGGAGCCAATCTTACTTCTTAAGCCATTCATAACAGTCAACCAGCGTTCAGGCAAAATATGTCTCACGACATTTTTTGCTATAGTATCGCTAGCACTACTGAAATCAATGGTAGCAACATCGCCAGTTATGCTCCCCATAAGGGACAGCTTCTGGTTATGACGCTGAGAGGTAAGATCAATACCGCTGTATCTAAGACGTCGTTTGATCATAGAACCAATACCCTTCTGAAAAAACAGATTGATACCAGGTTCAACCGCAATAACGCGGTCGGTCTTACTATTCTTAGGAACGGTCGTGACATAGTTCCCATCACAGAATTGGAACGAGGAATCACTCACGTGTTCTTCTCGAAACCAATTCGGATAGGCAAGACCCAATGAGGGCCCCACCAGGGAGTACGCATCGCGTGTTATTCCAATCTCAGACTGAAATTTTCTTGTTGCACTAGTGTCTGAACCTTTTAAAAGGGTTGTGACACCAGGTCCCCAAGAAGACGAGTCGAAGAATTCTTCTATGTTAAATTCACCAAGGATTAAATCTATTTTACGTCTCATTGCGAAAAGCAACAGGGCGAATTCTGAGTTTTCTAGCTCAGAATCAGATTTAAACCTTTGGTTAGTTAACCGACAGTGATTTTCCATTTTCTGGAACTTCGCCATCGCCCTCTCCTTTAAGTCATAGCCCGTTTTTAGAAACGTGCTTTTACTAAGGAATGATACTGCTAAATAATCGAGATGAAAACGATCGGCCTCTGAATCGAGATAATCACCAGGGGTGACATCAAGGTCCAAGAGCTGAACATGTTCGTCGTTTTTATATAGCAACCAAGCCGCAAGCGACTTAGGAGTATCGAGAGAATGAAAGAAATCTAAGACAGCTTCATCGGTATTCGATGAATGAGCGACGAAACGATTTGCTGCCAACTTAAGTTGGCGGCGACTGATGGCTAAGCTCATAAGTATTCTTCCCAATTGACCGACTAAGTCGGCCCTTGATTAATAAATTGCTTCGTACGTAGTGACTGCAGTAGTCACGTTCGCATTGGCAAGGTAATTTTTCAAGTAAGCAAGTACATTGCTACGCTCGGCCAAGGTACAACGCTCCGGCAGTACGAATTCAAATGTCGCAAGACATGAATACGCAACTGTTGGGGCAGGTTGAATACCAGTGGACGTGCTAGGCGATGTAGCTTCCAAAGTGGGAACGGTTAACTTACCCATGACTTTGTAATTCGGAGTACCCTTCGAGGGACTACGGACAGACAAAGTCAAGATAGGAAAACCGATAGAGATACCGCCAGAGCGGTCAGCCAGTTTCGCCACACCATTCACATCGATGTTAACCGGGGAGAAAGTGTGAGCTACGGGGGTCGCTTGACCATCGTTAATTACAATGTTAGCAAGTTGCGTCATTGTGGATCCTTAAAGTTTCAGTTTCTAAAGAACTAGTCTATTTAAAGTATGCAGTCTTCTTAAAACCCATAAGTAAAGCCAAGCCATTAATAGCATGGTCAAACCCAATAGGATTTTTGAAGGAAGGAAGGCGCGCACTAGGGAAATTCGTAAGAACTTCTCTTGTGAACTCTTCATATTGCTGCGACCCTAATCCCCATCCAACAACGTTGTATGATCGACTAGAGTTACTGTAGTCTGGACTAGCAGTACGTTGTTCACTACGAGAGTAGTGTACACGGGTGCTCCTCCATCCATCTTTAAAATTGAGCCCGAGGGTCGCATCTAAAGAAGATAGATAATTACCGAATGGGTAAACCCAATCGATAACAAAGCTCCATGGCATTAACTCCCACGCCAGCACTAATGGATTTGTTAATCCGATTTGTGATAGAGTGTGAGTAACCTCTGACCCATGAGTAAACGTACAACCGCTTTTAACGGTTACACGAATATCCCATGTGGTGGTACCGGACCACAATCCGCCCGAGTAACCAACAGGTGATGCAGTTTCAGATGCAGAAAACGTTTTAACGGTTTTCTTAGTCTTAACTTCACCGATCATTTCATAAGCAAGCTTCTGAGCATACAATTCAGCCGTTCCAATTACATCTTGTATTAAAGGGCGAATACCGTACTGAACTGCCAAAATGCCGTTAGACATTAGGCGGTCAATATCGTTATCCGTCTTAATACTTTTGTACATGTTACGGTGTCGAGTAGCTTGACGCTTACTTATTGAACGAAAGTCTAAGCCAAGATTATGCGCCGCAGAGACTAGGTCTCCGTGACGAATATGATTCAGCGCAGGAACGACTCTTTGACAAAAGTCGCCAACGAGCTGAGCCACTTGGTGAGACTCCGCGTATGCTTGAGCTAAATTCGCTTTACTATCTTTTACTTCGTTTAGAAGTGCGATAGTATTAGCATTCTTAGCGTCGGCAACGATTGCAGAGACAGTCGGCTCTTTCTTATAAACAAGAGTGACCCCAGGGATCGGACGAGAGACATAGCGTTGATATAACCAGCCTAGGCCGGCATAATACAGCGACATGTTACCTATCAGATTACTAGAGACTCCCTTGTAAGTATAGAAAGGAAGAGGAACAAGACGAATCTTGAGCTTCTGAGCAGACTTAATATTTGCCGTGAACCTCGGAGTGCGGTTAACAGTAATAGTAGAAAGCGGCGAATTCGAATACGTAGTGGAAGCAGTCCCGACAGAACCTG